CTTGGCGCCCTCTGCCAACTGCTGCCGCGTCCGCAGGCATAGAAATCGCGTTTCCTGATACACCGGGCGGCGTTCAATGCCCAAGCAACAGCGGGAACCCGGGCGAGCGAACCTGAGCGCAGGTAGTCTGGAAGCTCAGCGCTGCACCTCCAGCGTCGCCACGTAAAACATGAGGTGCTAGAGAGCTACAGCGTGCGGGTCACGACCTTCCAAGGGCGATTCCCTTGCAGAGTCGTCCGGCAAGAAGACCAGAAGCACGTCGCCACAGGCCTCGTAGTCTGCGCTGAACTCGACGCCGTTGTGGGTGAAGACGCATTCGTGCATGTGGGGCATTGTCACAGGAGCAAGTTCGCGCCACCAGCGCCCAGAAACGACGAAAGCCGCACGGGGTGGGCATGCCCCAGGAGAAAAGCCCCCTCGGGCTACGATGGGTGATCCTACACAACCATCCCGAGAGGGCGAAACCGATGGAGCTGCACACCTTTGTTGAGTCCGATGCGCTGCTGAAGGGATCCTACGATCCCTCGACACACTTGCTGCGCCTATGGTTCAAGAGCGGCCCGGATCGGGCTTACGACTATCCGAGGGTGCCGGCACATATCTGGACCGAGTTGAAAGCAGCCCAGTCGGCAGGCAGGTACTTTCGCCAGAACATTCAGGACCAGTACGGGGAGCCGCGCGCTCCAGCAAATCCATGGCGACGTCGATAGCTGCCCGCACCCTGGCGAAGTCGACGGTCCAGCCGGTGTCTGGCGACAGGGGCAAGTCCGGCCGGTCGGTGGCCACGCATCCGCCGTGGAAATCGAACTCACGGCGCGCGAGCAGCAGCACGTCGCGCACATAGGCCAGGTCGGCGTCAGCAGGCCGCGCGCCTGCTTCAGCCCGCCTCGTCGCAGCCCTTGCACGATACGCAGCGCACAGGGCCACGCAGACTAGGACAAGCGCCAGAAACATAGCGGCAGAAAGGATGAGGATGGGGAGATGGGCCATGCCCCCAGTCTCTTCACCCAAGCTGAGGGGAGCTAACCCTGGCCGGGTGTGGCCACAGGGGGCCTAAGCCAATACGCCTGGGCACAAGAACCCGGCGCAGGCAACTAGTTCTAACCAAGCAAGCATGCTTGGGAAATGGATGGCAAAACACAAGGAACGTCTGCCCCACGAGATTGCTGGTGAAAATTGGCAGTCCTTCTCCGCCTCGGTTCGCTCAAAATGGCTTCTTAGTTACTCATTGCGGGGCAACAGAGGACGCAACTCCTCTAGGGGAAAAGGCTAGAGTTTTGCAAATCTCATGAGCTCAGGCCCAATGTCATATGCCTCTGTGGCCGCCATATCTATAAGAAGTCTCAGATGATCTGCTTGGAAGCCCGGCCAAATTCGCGTACCCAATTTGAATATAACTTGATCATCTTCAGGCCTAATTTCGTAATTACCTGTTGTAAATGTAGAATTTTTTTCATTCAACCAGGTCAAGACGTCGCCTATACGTGATCGATCAATTGCAATTGGCATATATGCAATAATTACAACATACGAGGGTTGGTCATCAGACTGTTCCGCCGAAGTAAATATGAGCATATTTACTCTACCCTCTTCCGCCTTAAATCCCAAAGAGAATGCAGGCAGCTTTTTATAAGGCTCGAAAGACAACTTTTCGTTTTCGAGAAATTTGCCGATTTTATTAAGCCAAAGCACTTTTTTTCCTTCACCCATATCTGACTTCATTTAGCAAACTCGGAAACGAGGCACACGCTCAGGATTTCTTTCCCTTTGAATATACACATTATTTGAAGATTCAAATAATACTGCAGTCGACCTCGACAGCACATTAAATCTCAAACTCAGGTTGAACACTTTTTCCACGGCGAGCGCCACTCCAAACGTAAAGCCTACTTCAGAGGCGTCTGAAGAAATCCGCCGCTTGGCAAGGTTGTTATAGTGAGGGATACTTAACTTCCCAAAATCATTTCTGGCAATCGTATGAACATAGGTGTTCAACTTTCGTTCCAATGCGCGACCCCGCAACTCGAGCACTAGTTCTCTAATGCATATCACCAAAAACACAAACGACAGGAAAGCCAGAGTATTTACAAAATAAACCAGTACGTCGTCAATCATTTTGACATCCTTATTCTGGCCACCAAGCATAAAGCAGCAATCCCAACAAGTAAGGCAGAGGAAATATATGAAACCCCTTCAAGCATCGCCAAACCCTTATCTGCTCTAGTTGGGTAATACAAATAATACATGCCCCTGAAAAATCCAAAACCTACCCAACCGAGAACCAAAAAAACTAAAGACAACGACTTCATGTGCGCAAGCAACCCAGTTACCTTGCGCTGAGGAAGCAAATTTATTTCCTGAGACAGCAAAAGCAACATCATGGCAATAATAGAAAAAAGATCGCCGGACCCGAAGTTGTGTGCGAACGAGTTCTCAAAACCACTAAAATAAACGCAGAGCCATACACCGAAGGCAACCACTATCGGCAAAGTTAATGAGAAATGTACCCATGTCCAAAGTTTATCTTCTGCGCCAGCAGCAATTTTTTTGATGGTCGGTGTTGCAGACATTTTCAAATTAACTTGTCAAAACAATACTCCACACCCTTCCACACAGGACGAGCACCAACAAACATCATACGCCAAATTTTACAAATTGTTGGAAATTTCGTAGTGCAGATGGATGACACAGCTATCGATGGTTCGTATTGGATGCTTCACCTCACATCAATCAAATAAATCATGGTTCTCATCCACTGCGTAGCCGGATGATAGTTGCATTGAGTTGTCGGGAGCCTGATACATTCCAGCCAAAAGGAGGGGCTATGGAAGCTGTGAAGAGGTTGATGGTCGCTGCCGCGCTGGCTGCACTTGGGACGCCTGCCCTGGCAGCCGACTACGCCACCTGCCTGCTGAACAAGCTCCCTGGAGTCAAGAACGCGCCCGCCCATGCTGCCGCGCTGAACCTGTGTGCCCAGCAGCACCCTGACAAGTTCTTCGAGGTTCGCCGCGGCTCAGGGCGTGGGCTGCTGGGTCCAAAGTCACCAGAGCAGTGCACGCTGGACAAGGCACGCGACACGGCCTGGCAGTCAGCGGCTGGGATGATCATGCGCGCGTGCGGCTGCCTGTACACGCCGAGCGCAGGCCCGACGGACATGTGCGAGCGTTACCCGCTGTCAACAGAGATTCGCGCGCAGCACCCGCTGGTAAAGAGGGATGCCGACCTGCTCAAGCTGGAGACGCACTACCGGCGGATCTACACAGCGCACCCAGATGCCGATGCGCTGTTTGCCCGGAAGGACTTCTGGGCCTGGGTGACGCAGGACAAGGCCCGGGAGCAGACCCTGACCAAAGGCTCCACGGCCGATGTGGTCAGGGCGCTGGAGGAATTCAAGGGACAGCTCGACTGGTGGAAGCGCGACGCCGTCCCTCTGAATTAGGCCTTCCGGTACTGCTTGCCATCGGGGCCAACATACACCGAGCCAGAGGGGAGCGCGGCAAGGGCGCGGCGGCCCGCGTCGTCGTTCGTGATGGTCTTGGGCCCGCCCGCCATGCCCGCATCCACCTGCTGCACCTCGCCCGTGACGGCGTTGTGCCGGATGATGCTGCCCTGGGTTGTTGACCCATCTGCATTCTTGGTCGCTGGTGTGACCGTGACCTTCCAGGGCGACTGCTCGGTCTCGCCGTTGATCGCGCGCATGGACTGCTGGGCCTGCTGCTTCTGCTGGGGCGTGGCATTGGGATCGAGCAGCGTATTGCGCAGCTGCTCTTCCTGGCGCTGGGCCCGGGTCTTGAATCCGCGCGCTTCGGCCTCGCCCTGCAGGCGCTGCTGCTCGATGCCCACGCGCATGCCCGTGCGCCCGGTTTCCCCGGCCTGCTGCATGGCCTCGCGCTGCAGGCCGCCGGATTGCTGCATGTCTTCGCGCATGAGCCCCGCGTTCTGGCGCATGGTCTCGGCTTCCAGTCCTGGCTGAGCCTGGCGCAGCGCCGAGTCGGTCTGCAGGGCGGCCTGGTAGGCGGCCACGGCCGGCGGCGGGCCGGACTGAGCGCCACCGCCACGGAAGCGGGCCATGCCGGCCGAACTCCACTCGGGCCGGTTCATGATGCTGCTCGCGCCGGTCTCCAGGTTCTGGAGGTCTTTGCGTGCCTGCCAGTCGTTGCCGGAGTGGGCGACGGTTGGTGCACGGAAGCCGGGGAATCCCAGGCGGGGCTGCTCGACCTCGGTGCGCTGGCCTGGTGTGAAACCGCGCGCTGTCGATTGCGCGCCCAGGTTCTGGGCTGCCAGGTCGTTTTGCCGCGAGGGCAAGCCGCGCGGCTCGTTGCCCAGCGCCGCGCCCTGTGCGCTGTCGGCGAAGCTGTTGCCCTGGCGGAAGATCCCGGGCTGGACTTCCTGTGGCGCGGCCGAGCTTGGCGGTCCCATGGTGCTTCCGGCGGGAGGCGCGGCCTGCGGCGTTGCAGCTGAGCTTGCTGGAGCGGTGGAGGGCGCGGCGCTTGCCGTCGTAGTGGCAGCAGCAGGGGCTGAAGCTGCAGCGGCACCGCCCCCGATCCCGGCGCCGACTGCAAGCCCGCGTGCGGCGTTGGTTCCGGAGTTGATGGCGCCACTGATCGCCCCACCCGTGCGACCCACAACGGACAGAGCGCCACCCAGTCCAGCCGGTGCAGCATTGGCCAGATTCGACACATTGCGGCCCAGCTCTGTGTTCATCGGATTGGACTGCGAGCCGTCTGGAGTCGGCGCCTTGGGGTAGCCGCCCAGGGGGATCTGGTCTTCAGGCCGCCCGCCGTTCGCGAAGAACACCTTAGGCTTGAAGCCTCGAGGCACGAATGCCTGCTCGGGCGCTGGTGTGTGGGTGGCATCGACGGCAGCCTGCAGCGCGCTAGCGCCGCCCATGGCGTGCACGGTATCGGGCGGCAAGACGAACTCACCCGGCTTGAACATGCCCGGGATGGAGTCAGGCGCCTGGTTCTGGGCCTGGGCCAATGCAGCCCGCTGACCGGGCGCAAAGCCACGGGGCCCTGTGTATTCGGACGGCTGCTCCGTTGCGGAGGCTTTCCTGGGAGTGAATCCGCGCATTGCGAACCTTTCAGCACCTGCTACGGCAGATGGATGACGTTGGTGTGTGGCTGGTCATGGCGAGTGGCCCGGCGCAGGTCCGAGTCGGGCCGCATGCCGAAATAGCTTTCAAATACCGAGTACGACTGCTGCGACTTCCCAGGATCGAAGGCATCCGCATCAGGTTGCCCAAACGCGCGGTACAGGGCCCAATGCACAAGATAGGCGTGGTGGGCCTCATGGATCTCGGGTTTGTCGTGGCAATGGGTCAGCTGTTTGAGGGGCAGCCGATAGGCCTCAAGCCGAAGCATCCCGGCCTCGCGCGGCGTGGGCACAAGGCGAAGCCGCGTCTCGCTCTGGATGGCGAAGCGAGGCTCATCACTGCAGCGGTCGCGCCAATAGGGATCCTTGCGATCCAGGTATTCTCGGGACACCACTGCCAACTCGCGACCTTCACTGGTCGACGCGCTTACAAATCGCAGATGGGCGATCTCGTAGACCTTGGGGTGCAACTGGTAGCTGGCCATGTCGGCCGCGACGGCAATCTCGCAGACAGCGGGCGTGGCATCGTCCAGCAGCAGACGGCCGCGCACTGCCGCTTCCGACTGGGCTTCGTGTAACCAGCCCACGACCTGGGGCTCATCCCAAAGATATGGCTCCTCCACATCCTTGGCGTCGGATCGAAACAGGGCGATCAGGTCCTGAAGAGTCATGGCGCGCTGCCGTACTGGTCGACCATGCCGCGAACCCGCTCCCGCATCTTGTCCAAGCCAAGGTTGCCCGGCAGATCCAGCTTGTAGGTCTGCTTGGTCCAATCGCGCAGCGCCTGCTTGTCCATCTTCTCGATCTGCTGCAGCACGTTGAAGCGGGCCTCTTCCTGCACGCGCCGCTCGTCCTCGGACTTCTTCGCGGCCTCCAACAGCGCAGCGGTGTCGTCGGGCTGCTGAGTCGGCACCGGCGCTGCAGCCAGTCCAACGCCCTCCCCTTCAGGCGCCGCCTCTTGAAAAATATCCGAATGGCGCAGGAACCGGGCCGCCAGCGCAATGGGCACAACGCGCGTCTGGCCAGGATCGAAGGTCAGGCGCGAACGGTAGATGCGGTCAATAAAGGGCGTGTCATTCCCGGTGTAGGTGACGGCCTGTGTCTGTGCAACGGTCATGGGGATGTCCTTGGGTGCTGGATGAAAAGCAGCAGGGCCACGGCCCTGCCCTTCACATCACGGGTGCTTACTGGTTGCCCAGGCGCTCGCCGTGGACGATCACATCCACACGCGAGGCCTTGGCGTTGGCCGCGCCGGCGGTCGTGAGCACCAGATAGGCTTCCTTGGGGAGCTTCACGGGCGCCTTGGAACTGGTGGTGCGCAGGCGCGCGGCAGCGTTCAGCACCAGGCCAGCGCCGAAGTACTCGGGGTCCTGGGGCACGGTGGCGTGGTCCACGCCGTCGATGTACGTGAAGCCCAGCGAGCCCGTGACGGCCGCCGTCATGGCCGTGGACACGATGACCTGGGCATCTTCGAGCAGCATGCCGGCGGGCAGCTTCTCCAGCACGACCACATCGCCAGCAGCGATGGCAGCATTGGAATCCGCACCAATGGCCGCGCCTGCAGCATTGGTTTGCAGCGTGGCGCGCAAGGTGGTGAGGTTGCCGTAGGGAGTGAAGCCGCCGAACTGCAGCATGCCCAGGCCGGCCTTCTTGATGGTTGCCATGATGGCCTCCTTGAAGTTGGGGGAAGTGAGGAGGGGCCGGCAGTGGCCAGCCCCCTGGGCATCAGCCGCGCGGCTTGATGATGGGCACGGCGGTATCGAGCACCGTCACACCGTGGTCGGTGATCTGCTTTGTGTCGCCATGGCTGACCGCGAAGCGGATCTTGGACATACCCAGGATGGCGCCGATGGCGATTTCCATCTTGTCGTCAAAGTCGCCCGGGGCTTCCTTCCAGAAGAAGGGCACGCCGCTGTGGTCGGAGCGGCCCCAGGCTTGGCCCAGCGCCTGGCCACCCAGCAAGATGGCGCGGTCCACGGCGTACTTGTCGGTGAACGATGCGGGCACCAGCACCGACGACTCCTGCTCGCTTGTGTAGCTTGCGCAGTAGCGCAGCTCGTCACCAGCGTAGAAGCGGATGGCCTTGGGCATCTTGATGATCAGGATGCCGTTCCACAGACCTGCTTCGCCGAGGAACAGCGGATGGTCCTTGGCCAGCCGCGCGCGCGCCATGGCGTTGCCCTGGAAGGCGCGGAAGTTGGGGTCCGTGGCAAAGCCGCTGTACTGAGCCGGCGATGCCAGGAGCACGCGGATGGGGCTGTCGGTGGCGGCCAGGTCCTCATCGAACTCGACGGGCGGGGGCGGCAGCGGGATCTGGTCCATCCACGAGCGCACGGCATCCACCACGTCCATGCTCAGCGTGTCCGAGCTGGCGATCACCAGCTCGCCCGCGTTTGCCTTGACTTCGCCCACGGCGCCCGCGCCGGCCACCAGGTGGCGATTGCGTGTCGGGGCCTTCACCCGGTTCACCATGATCTCGGAGAACTTGGGGTGCGACGCCAGCGGCACGCGCCATTCGATTAGGTGATCGTTGAAGCCGCGCGCGCCGGCCAAGTGGACCAGGGTCGAATGCTCGATGTAGTCGTCCATCAGGCGCTGGGCCTTGGGGCGGCCGAACTTGCGCAGGTCGTATGGCGTGCGGATGCGCGACATCTGATCGCCCATGTCGATGGGAAAGCGCGCCTGGTTCACACGGAACCGCGCGTTCTCGTAGCTCATGCCCACGCCCTTGCCCTCGGCAAACTCACTGCCCATGATGGGGTAGCTGCCAATGGGCTGATCGAGTTGGAACTCGACCTCATCGCCCTTGCCCTTGCTCAGGTCTTCCGCACGCACGATCGGCATCGTGGGCTTGGTCTGGCGCTTGGTGCCGGCCACGGCATCCGCTTCGGTCGGCATCTTGCCGGTCAGGCGGTTGAGCGTGGTGCGGCGCTGCATGCAGGTGTGGAACACGCCCACGGCCTGCTGAATCATGGTCCCAGGGTGACCATAGGGAGTGCTGGTCTTGGTGTCGGACACGGTGGACCTCCTTTACATCTGTTTGTTCAGCCAGGCGGTGATCTGCTCGGGCGTCTTGCCCTCCATCGCGTAATACAGATCCACGCCACTCAGTTCAGCCATCCGCTCATCCGGCGACAGACCATCCACGCGCCCGCCAGGAATGCTGGAGAGACTCGAGGGAGGATCGGCGCGCACGGCTTCAGTGGCGGCCTTTGCTGCGGCTTTGAGGTCCGCAGCGGGTTGAGACGAGGGTTTCTCGGTCGCTGCCTTGTAGGCGTCGAACACCTCCACGATTTCGGCGGACGTACCACCGGTCTTCGCGTCGAACAGGCCCCAATAGGCATTGCGGACCACGCTGGGCTGCGAGTCCACCCACGCCTTGAACTCAGCGCTTTCGACGATGGAGTCCGCGTTGGGGTGCGCCGTGTAGATGGCGTCCAAATGGGCATCGGAGGAGGACTTGGACTGCTGCTCGCGCAGCGGTTGCAATTCCTTCTTCAGCTCCTCCTGCAGCTCCGCGCGCAGCTCGTTGCGGAGCTGTTCACGGGACTGCTGGTGGAGCTTGAGCAGCCCATCCCGCAGGCCGGCCTCGGAGAAGTCGCCGAAAAGGTCCGCGTCCGCGCCCGCATCAATGGCTGCCTGCGCTTGTGCGGCCATGGTGTCGGTCTTGGTCGGGGCCTGTCCGGCGTCTGCCCGCGCCTGGGCTTCGGCCTGCAGGGCGGCTAGCTGCTGCTGGGCGTTGTCTGCGGTGGCCTGGGCCTCATCACGCTGCTTGCGGATCTTCAGCACCTCGTCAAAGGAGATGGTGTGTTTGCCGTCCCGCGCCAGGACCACGGTGTTGTCCGCGGTCTGTTCAGCTTCAGGAACGGCTTTTGCACCCTCGGTGCCGCCCGCAGCAGGTGCAGCCTGCTGTTCGCTTGTGGTGTCAGCGTCGAGAGCGCCTTTGTCATCCGGTACAGCGGTGGTCGCGGGCTCGCCACCAGGTTCCGGCTTGTCGCCGGTATCGCCCGATTCCGCCAGGGCCAATGCCTGGGCGGCCTGCTCCGGCGTCAGTGCGCCATCGATACTGCTGTAGAAACTCTCGTGTGATGTCGTCATGCGTGTCCCGCCACATATCGCCGTGGCCGCAAAGGGCCAGCAATCCGGTGCGGCACCTGGGCGCCGCGCCATCTGCTCTTGAATCTGCAGCGCCGGAGCACTGCAGTCATCGCCGCGACGACATGCGCCACGGCTTGAAAGCAGTGTCAAAAAGCAGGGAACAAAACGCCAACCCTAGACAGAGTGGGAATAGAACTGCCAGCAGGGATCCACGGCGCTCGGTTGTCTCCCGCAATCGACTACGCTGTGGTGTTTGCACATGTTTGGAAGTCTTCAAATGCCCACTTATAGCTATCGCCCCTACTACAGCGACAAGATCACCTCCCACGAGCAGTTCATGCAAGATGAACTTTCTGAAGATGAAGCTGCACAAGTAATCGAGCAATTACCATTCGATTTGGAGCACCATTTTGAAGAAGGCGAAGCGGAGATCACATGCATTGGCGGGATCCTCCGCGTGACAACGGATGTACCCGAAAACGAGTGCCATCACCGTGTGAAACAGTGCCTGATCAGCCGTAATCTTCGCGCGGACAAACTGCCCTCTAACTCGATCTGATAAAGCTCTACCTATGCGTCTTCATGGGCAAACGGATGTGAGCAGAAGAGGCATTTCAACATCAGACTGCCCCTAAGGACTTCACCCGAGATTGTCAGCGGTGCTTGATGTCTCGATACCACCCATACCGCGCGCCGGCTCCTGCGGGATGGGCGGAAATGCGGGGCTGGTGTTCTCGCGCACCTGGGCGATGTCGCCGGCCGCGCCCGGCCCACCGGACTGCGGGGCAGGACCCGCAGGCGCCGCGCCAGGCACTGGAAAATTTGGATCGTCTCCGCCCGGATTGGGTTTCTGGTAGCCCGCGCCCGTCATGATGGCATCGGCAATAGGCGCGATGGCCGGGTTCATGGCGACCTGTGCCCCGCCCTGCATGGCCGAGAACGCTGCCTGCACGCCCACCTGGACGGCATCGGCCATTACCTTCTTGATCTGAGCATCGGTCAGGCGCTCCTTCATTTCCAGCTCGCGCGCCTTGAGGTCATGTCCTGCCTTGACCATCGCAGCTTGCACTTCCTGCTGAATGCGCTGCTCAACCTGCTCGGGAGATTCCTGGGCGGCGGCAGCCTTCAGCGCATCCACCAGCTGCCGCTTGAACGGCACATCCATCAGGCTGGCCATCATCGGCATGGTGACAGCCTGGAAATGTGGCGTCATGGACTTGACCACCTCGCTCATGGTGCTCAGCTGCTGCGCTCGGAATGTGCTGCTGCTGGGCACGTCCTCCAGGCCCACCAGAAGGCGCGTGCGCTGCAGGTCGTTGGACAGATAGGGGATGCCCGTTGCCGGATCTTCCTCGGGCTTGTTGATGGTCACAGCCCGGTCTGCCGTGATGGCATCGCCCTCGATGATGATGGTCTGCTCATCTTGGCCCAGGTCCTGAACGATCATGCTCATCAGCAGCTCGCCCACCATGGTGCGGCTGGTCTTGAAGTTGCCGATCATGTACGCCAGCGATTGGTTGGCCTGCTCCACCTGGGTCTGCTCCTGCACCCCACTGGTGGCCGTGCCGCGCCGCCCGGAGAACGCACCAGCCGCAGCGGGGTTCACCCGCTCGATCGCGCGCCGGGCGTTCTCCAGCTGCTCAAGCTGCTGCGCCGTGGCCTGAAAGTCCCGCTCGACTTTGAACCGCGCGCCGTTCTGCTGCATGTGCGCAGCGTTGAGCACGATGTCGGCATCTGGACGGCCAATGGTGCGCCGGAACTGGTCATCGGTCATGTCCACGGCGCCCTTGGTGCGCTCGGTCCGGAAGGCGCCCATGCCCCAGCGAAGCCGCGAGTTTCCATTGTTCAACGTGTCCTGCATGTCCAGCAGGTTGCGGATGTAGCCATAGGGCACGTTGGTGCTGTCCTCCCTGAATCCCCAGAATGGCACGTACGGGAAGTGGCGGTGGGCATAGGGCGTGGGCCCGTCGAACAGGACGTGTGGGCCCAGCCAGTAGCTGCGGCGGATCTTGGCCACTGTGGCGCGCATGGACTTCGCGGCCTTGTTGACCAGGGCATAGACATGGGCCGGGTTGTTCTCGTCGTACTCGACCACGCGCCCGTCTGGGCTCTTGAGCACCACCACGTCAGACCAGCGGCGATACCAAAGCTCGGTCATGCACACCTCCTTGCTGACCGGGTTGTACCAACGGTCCTCCATGGTGGTCCATTCACGCGCCACGTCCCAAGCCCGCGACAGGCCAGTGCTAGCGCCCGCGTCCATGGTGTCGTAGCCGTTCCACCAGTTGACGCCCGCGCGCCCAAACTGGCGCACCAGCTCCTTGTGCTCCGGGAAGACGCGCGATATGCGTGACGGATGCATCCAGCGCTGGCGCCGCAGCCAACGCGCATCGCTGAGGTCGGGCTTGATGGACGACCAGTCCCAATGGATCTCATTGCGGTGAATGGCCAGGCACTGGTATGGATAGCCAAAGGGATCATCGGATCGGCTGACCTCGGCCCACCCGATGCCCACGCCGATCTGCGGATAGAAGGCGTCGCTGCAAGCATCGTCCGCCTTGGCATTGCGCTCGGCCTCGTTCAGCTTGAAGTTGATCGCGTCCGCGACGTCCTGGCCTCCAGGCTGGCCATTCGGGGTCACGCGCCAGTCCGTGCGCGTGGATTTCTCGTAGCCCCGGATGCCTTCCAGGCTGCCCGCGATCAGGTTCTCGCGCACGACCGGGATGCCCTGGGACTTCATGTGCCGGATCAGTTCTGTCTCCAGCTGGTTGCCGTCGGCATAGTCCATCTCACGGTCGGCTGTGCGGCGCCAGGCCCTGGGCTGGGCATCGATCTCTTCGTGAATGGACCGGTACTCGGCCAGGGTGAGGGGCACATCGCCGTCGGGCGTGTCCACGGGGTCAATTTCTGCGTAGTTCTGGGCGGTGCTCATGGTGTCGTCCTCAGTAATAGACCGGGGCTGGCGCCTCTTGGTATTCGCCGATGGCGGCATTCGTCATCAGGTCCACTGCCTGGCCGATGTAGCGGAACATGTCCGCGCCGTGGCTGAACTCGTCATGCATGGGACCCATGGGCTCGTCCGTCTTCTGGTGGATGTCCCGCCGATACCGCCGCAGGCACTCGATCAGCCGCGCGGTCTTGGTCTCGTCGAAGTAGCAACGGGGGAAAATCATTCGCGCGCCCTTGATGCCCTCCTCCACATTCATCGCGCTCAACACCACCACGCTTTGCCTGCCCATGGCCGTAAGCTGCTGCTGGGTGCTCTTGCCAGTCTGGAAATTCTTGGTGCGACCGTCGTGCGGCAAGAAGTCGGTGCCCCAGCGGAATGGGCGCTTTTCGATCTGGGCGACATACCAGTCCAGGGTCCGGTGGCTGTCCTCGATGTAGTCGATGACCCGCAGGTCTTGCGGCCCGCGCTGCACGAAACCGATGGTCATGGCGTCATTCCAGCCCAAGTCCCAGATCGTGTGCACGGGCAACGTGGGGTCGTACGGCACGGCGCAGATCCGTTTTTGTTCGTAGAGGGCCTCGATCTCATGGCGGTAGATGGAACCCGCCGACACCCGGCGCGGCTTCCCTTCCCAGATATAGGGGTAGTCCTCGGGATTCGTGACCTTGTACTTGCGGCGCTCCTGGTCCAGCACAGCCGGAAACCATGGGTTGTCGCGCCAATTGATCTCGCAGACCCAGGTGTCCGGGCTGGGCTTGTCGATGAAACGGACATAGGTCTCGTCCGTGTCCATGTCCGGATTCAGGGTCATCCAGATCTCGGAGCCTTCCTTGCGAATGGTCGGAATCAGCACATCCCAGGACTTCTTGCTCACGCCGTGGGCTTCTTCCACCCACACCAGATCCACGCCCTCAAAGGACTTGATCGAGTCCACGGTGTGGCTCTGCAGGCCGGTGAACAGGAACAGCGAGCCGTTGGCGCCGCGAATCTCGGTATCGAGCACTTCGAAGAAGGACTCCAGTCCCATTCGAACAATGGCATCCTTCAACAGGCGGTGCACCGAATCGCGCATCGACTTCTGGACTTCGCGCGCGCACAGCACACGCAGAGGCCTGTCCGCCGCCATGACCAGCAGCACCGAAGCCACGGACCAAGACTTGGCGCCGCCCCGGCCGCCGTGCATCACCTTGTAGCGGCGAGGCAGCCAGATGTCACGGAGCTTCTCGGGCAACTGCAGGAGCGCATGCGGGGCATCAATCATCGCCGTCCTCCTGGCGCACAGGCGGCTTCACGAACTCCACGGTGACACGAGGAGGAGCGCCATCGCCATTGGGCCCTTGCCCAGGCCCTGTTTTCGGGTCCATGCCGAATGCCTGCCGCTCCATGTCCACCAGGATGCGCAGGGACTCCGCCAGGGTCTTCATGGACTTGCCCCGCTCGGGCAGGCTGATGACCTTCATGTACAGGTCATTGAGCTTGTCCTGGCCGTTGTCATCGGGCTGGCGCATCAGCTCTCCCAGTTCCTCGAGGAGTGCAACGTTCTCGGTGCCGACCATCCGCTCCAGTTCATCCATCAGGGAGTTGGTGACCCGCCGTGCCCGATGAATGTCGCGACGGTGGGCCAGGCGAATGTCGGCAACGGCCTGTGCGTTGGCATCGATGACGGCCCGTTCGCGGACCTTGGTATCCATGGATACCTGGCTGGATACCGCCTCTCTGGATACCAGGGCATCGGCCTTGGCCTGGATCTTCACGCCTAGGTCACGCTCCCATCCATCACGCTTTGCGCGCTTGTTGATGGCGCCATGGGTGATGCCGTTCTCGTCAGCGATCTGGCGGAGGGTCTTGATGCCAGCGCGGTAGTCCAGCTCGATGCGCTCCCAGTCAGCGGGGGCGCTGTTCGCCGCGTGGCTGACAAGCAACGCTGCGCCTGCACCCCATGTGGCGGCTGAAGACTTCTTAGGGAGAGGCTGCTTTGAAGGCTGGGACTTGCAGGTGGGACGTTTGACCATGGACCGAAGTGTTCAGGAAAAACTTGGCAACGCTGAACCCTGGCCGGGGATGGTTTGCATCTGCACTCGGTCAAGAGTAGCTGAAGGCTGCTTCCACTGCTTCCTTGTTGACTTAGAGAAGCTCGTAAATTAGCAAACGGTAGGGTAAACTTTGATACGGCGCTGGCGCACCAAAAAAAATCTCAATCTTCTCGCGCCATAGTTAAAGCATGCTAATTACAACCACTGATTTATAAAATGGCACTCGACAATACAACACCTCCAGCCAGAACTTCAGAAGATGATATTTTGCTTGCCCATGTTTTATCGCTGAATCTAGAGAAAGATAAGCAGCTGTTGACGTTATCTGCCGCCGGAATTGGTTTGTTAGGAACATTCCTAGCTGCGAAAGGGGCCGCAAACATTGCCGAGATCGTTATCTGCTGCGGAGGTCTACTTTGCTTTGTTGCAGCGATTGGATTTTTGTTAAATGCTTTTCAATTAAATAAAGAATTTACCGATCAGACTCTTCAACATGACCCCGACTCACCCGAGGTACAACGAGCAAGCAGAGAGCTATATCGAGAACAAAAAAAGGGCTCATGGTATTTCTATGCAGGAACATTCCTTAGTGCTATTTTTGCCCTCGTGACCGCAAGCAACTCATTTGAGACAAACCAAACCGAGAAGTCAAAACAGCTTCTCAAAGGCAACGCTGAAAAAAGAGAACAAAGTTTAGTGGAAATCAGCCAATCTTTATCTAAAGTAGAGAGGGTTCTGGCTTCACTTGAAGAGAAGATTCAAGCTTCCACCAAGAAGCAAGTTCAAACCGGCGTTTCATCCGAAATTGTTGAATAAGAGAATCTATGCCTAAGAAAACAGAATATCACTTCCCTCTTGATTCAACGACCAACAATTCACCAAAATGGGTGACGCCAAGCAATTACTTCTACAAATCTTCTGAAGTAAATAAAGATCATATCGAATCAACTATTGAAGATATTAAAAATACATTGCGCAAATACAATTCTGCCTTTGCATTGAACAACATCACAGAAGGAGTAGGCAATCAGTCTTCAAATCTTACAAATCTCCAAGAAGCTTTACACAAATATAATTCTTCCTCAGCTCTTGATGACCTTGCAGAAGAATTGCGTAACCAAGCTTCCGCATCAACTCTTGCAGACCTCAAAGAAGAGTTACGCAAGTACTGCTCCTCGTCAGAGTTCAATAATCTTGCAGGAGAATTGCGCAATCAAAATTCCGCATCAACTCTTGCGGACCTAAAAGAAGAGTTACGCAAATACAACTCCTCATCCAAACTTGATAAACTTGCAGAAAATTTACGCCATCGCACTTCCGCCAAGGCCATCGCAGATCTCAACGAAGCGTTACACAAACAACGCGCCTCATCTGCACTTGAAAATTTCGCAAAGGCGCTGAATAAACATACATCTGCATCAACTCTTGAAGAACTCAACGAGGTGCTACATAAGCATGCAATCTCAAAAAAAGAAGAAAATACCTCTATCATCTCAGGATCGCGCAGAGTTTTATCCGCTCTTCTGAAGGGAAAAGAATAGCAAATGAACTATCTTCTCTAAATTATTCATCAATTAATGAAAATAGCAGTTGATCTAAATTTATTAAACTCAACAACTTATCGTTGAAATTGATTCATAGCGCTTCACTGAACTATTTGATCCTACTTTAGTGCCAATTCATTTTTCCATATTCATTAGCAAGTCAGCCTGATGGAGATCGTGGTGCTTGGAATTTTTCAGCGCCCTAATTTCTCGTTCCAGGGCACGACGCCTAGCAACCTCATTCAGTAATTGGTCCTGCAATTCAGTGACGCGGGTCAGTGCCGTATGCTCCAGCGCAATTCCGGCCAAGCCTTGTCCGAGGCGCGCGGCCTCCGGACGAACGAGGTGCAGCACATGCTCGCCGATTTCCACCATGGTCCGACCATCGTTCAGATGGACGATGACCACATCCCGCGCCGGCCCGTGCTGGTGAACTGGGCGATAGCACTGCTTCACCGCCGCAATCATCCCCTCACCGCGCAGCACCTTGATGCGGTCGTCCACTGTGGTGAGGTTCAGGCCCGTCATCTTGTGGATACGGTCGCGCGTGGGCTCCTCGCCGGCCTCGTGCAACTGGCGGATCGCCTCGTAGACCTGCGTCAGCGTGGGCACGGCCTCGACCGCGCCCGTGTCCGGGTTACCGCCGGCTGTCTTGTGGATAGTGCTGGTGGTGGCTTGGTTCATGCGGGTTCACTCCAGAGTGGCAGGCTTTTTGGCCATTGGCCGGATTCGACAATCGTGTGGCGGGTGATGCGGCCCCATTCGAGGCCGTATTCCCGATGGGCTTCGCGGCCGCCGTCAACAAGACGGTATTGGTCATAGGCGACGTGGCAGCCCTCGATGTCGGGGCGCGTGCAGCACAAGGGGAAGCCTGTGCGGTCGTCGGTCTTCAGACCCATGCCCTTGCCGAGGTTCAGGTGGGCGTGCTGGCTGTAGCCGACCACGTTGCACCAGATGCAGGGAAGCGCGGCGACGGCGCGGCGGTAGGCTTCGCATTCGAGGATCTCGGACTTGGGCACGACAAAGCCCATGCTGGCTGCGCCCATCACTACGATGCTGGTGCACGCCAAACCTGCAGTGGCGCGGGCGCTTTCTATGGCGCGGGCCGCGCGCTGTGCCAGCAGGTCGTCGCGGTCCTCGACCTGCGCAGCGGATGGCGTCCGGCGGCCGAAGCCGCGGCGGGGCCAGGTGCTCCGGTTCTGGATCATCGAATGTCCCCCTCCACATCCACCTGCACCAGGAAGCCGTGGTCGTTCATCACGCACACGCGCGTGGGGCCGTACTGCTGCAGGGTGCAGCAGCGGTTGTAGGCCCAGGTGGAGAGGCGGTACCGGCCATGCGCGTCCGGGCCGTGGATGTGCTCTTCCGCAGTGGCATCGCGCCACAGCGGCGGGTACTTCTGCTTGGGGCGCTCCTGTCCACGCATGCCGCGCCGGGGCAGATCGGGGCGGAAATCAAGCATGGGCACCGCCCTCCCCTGCGCTGGCATCGAAGTCCTGCACCTCCATGCCCAGATCCAGGGCCAAGCCGTGCTCCACACGCGCCCCCTTGGAGCCGCGCCAGCCGGGCAGCATGTACACCGCAT